TCTAGCATGATTTCAACTTTATCCCATGTTTGCTGAATGTGTGATGTGGGTACAACGTAAAACTTTAACATTTGCATACCCATGTCTGTGGCTCAAATCCTAACTTGTAGGCCACCTTATTCCATCCCTTGCGATGAGATGTAAATGTTATTTCATGTATGTTACTTGCTTGTGCTATCTTTTTAATTTCATCTAGGCCAAACTGCATAAGGTTTTTGTTCTTGCCATATGCTGCCCAGATATGTATTTTGTTGTCAAATTGCTGAGTTATAATGTAACCTTGCCATAGATCATCTTTAAGTATTAGATGAAGATGTGCTCTTCCTTCACGAATATCACAATAAGCATCCTCTGGAATCCAAAGGTTTCTATGCTGTGACATTTCGCTAAGACTTGGCTTGATCTGAGGCCAGATTTCTTTTAGATCATTAGGTTTTATATAGTGTAGATTCATCCTACAATTATATCATTTGACTTTTATATTAACCCACCACTAGATAACGATAAGTCTTATCTGTTAATGTGTTAGCTGGATGCGTAATAACTGCACTACCTTTAGTGGTAGAACTTACATATACACCACCAAATACATTAGATGAATAACCTCCAGCAGATATATATTGCATAGTAGCAATAGTGCTAGGTGTTGTTGGTCTAGTAGGTGATGTTTGTGCTGCTTGAGCTTTTATAGTTACATCCACATTAGATGTTTGCCACACTATTTCTACATAGTCATTAGCTGCTAAACCTATAAAAAAGTTCATAGCAGCAATAACATGGTATGGGTCACTAGAGTTTTTTCTAGGTGCTAAACCAAATATACTATTAGACTTTGCTACATTTGTACCGTTTACTCTAAACCATATATTTACATCTTCTGTAGAGTTAGCTAAATTAGATAATTGAAAGCTAAATTGAAGATTATATAATCCAGCATAAGTGGCTGTTAAACGAGAACTACTTACTAATGTAATTCCACTTTCATAGTCTACAGTATTAAATGTAATAGGATATGCTGTAGTTATACTTGCTGCTGACTGTGTTGTACTATCTTGCCATGCTCCATAAGGTAATGCGTCTGTAATAGCATTAGCAGCACTTGCTGTAGTTGCCATAAGTAATACTACAGAGTTAAAGCCTATGCGTTCATCACTAATGGTTGTAGTAGTAGCACCACTAGCAGCTAAAGTAATTTCACCTGTGTTATTAGATTTGCCTTCAACAAGATTGTTTACTATTTCTGATACTTCACGAGGTGTACCACCTTGCCAATTCAGTTTACGGTACATATCCCTAGACATTATCTACCACCATTCTGTGTATAATCTACATCAACTCCAATAGCGTGTGTCCATGTTCCTGTAGGTGTAACCTTAACTCTATGATAACGACCATAAGATCTTAATGGCACTCTACCTTCAGATGATGATGCTAATGGTGTAGAATATGTAATTGCGTCATCTAATTCACGTCTAGATGCTACAGAAAGATTTGCAGAACCATTATCTATTTGTGGTCTACCTAAAGTAAGTACAGAGTTATATCCAAATTCCATTTCACCCACTACTAAAGATGCAGTAGAACTAACACCTGTAAATGTGGCAATCTTTCCACCATCTGCACCACCAAATAAGAACTTACCACCTGCCCATGCTCTATCGTCTAAAGATGCAGGAACAGCTTCTAAAGTACCATATACATCTAAACCTTCTAGTGTAACGTTAGATGTAGCTAAAGATACAATATATTCTAATGATGTATCAGCAGATGACCATTTTTTAACTAGCCAATTGTAGATCAGAAGTGAACGACCACCAGATGTATTAGGATAATTCCATACCACAATATTTCTTACTGGGTCTACTGCAGCACTAATTGTTTCTTGTTGTGAAACGTTCATGTTTTCGTAAAGGTATTCGTCTACTTTATCGTTACCAATATTATATAATTGTGTACCATCACAAGCATAGAATCCATCGTCTGCTAGGAAGTATGTCATAGCACCATATTGTGTAACTGAACCAGCAGTAGAACAACCAAGATTACGAGAGATTGTGTCAAACTGAAAGAATAGTGGTGAACCAATGTAAGACATTCTTACAATAGCACGTTCTAATAAGACTATACCAAACTCACCACCTGTAATGCCTGTTATGTTTCCACCTTCAGCAATAACTTGATAATCAGATTGTGAAGCACCACCTGACACCCAATCAGTTTCATCATTGATGTCTGACCATTGAACTTTGTTAGGTGTACCACTAATATTAGCAGCCACTACAAAGTCACGAATAACTGTAATAAATTTAGCTATAGGTGCGTTAGCAGATACGTCTGCAAATAAAGATGATGAATCAATAGCCCAGTACTGAATCTTGCTTACATTATTAGCTGCAAGAACAGAGTTTCCAAACTGTACAAAACTCCAGCGACTAGAGCTACTATAGTTACCTGACTTACTTACGTTATCTAAAGCTAATGTACCAGCATTAAACTTAAATAGTTTAGTAGCACCGCCTGCAAATAAGACTGTGCTTAAATTAAATTTAGCAGCAGTTACGTTATTTAAGTCTTCACTAGCAGCAGCAGAATAGTCAGCAGATAATGGAAATGGTGCATATCCAACTGTTAGTGGATAGACGTTATTAGCCTCTAATAAAGCTCCAGTAGTTGTAGGTTGATCTGGCAACCATTCTGTAAAAGCTATTCTTTGCGTAGGCATTCATTTTCCTTAAACGGTTACTTCATCCCAAGATGTTGTTGCTTCGTTCCAAGTATATCTTTTATCATCTGTAGGCATATCTACAGGTGCTTTCCATTGTGCTGTTGTTTCATCTAGTGTCCATGAAGCATAAGGTTTAGGTGCAATAAAAGCATCACGACCTTCGTCATAAGTGTATCCTACACCAGCGTAATTCTTACGAATGTTACCGTTATAAGATGTTTGTTTCCATGTTCCACCTAAAAGGTTAGAACAGAATTTAATACCTAATTCTTCAGACTCTTGACCTTGTTCGTTAAGAATGTCTTGGTTAGATACTACGATTACTTGAGTTACTACGTTGTTTTCTAGTTTAGCAAAATGTGCCATGTTTATTTCCTTTGTTGTTAAGCTGTATAACTTCCTGAAGCAGTAAATGTTAATATAGTGTTAGCACCACTTGTTGTAACTGTTGGGCTTCCTGTTGTAGTTCCTGAATATTTAGCTGTAGGAACAGATAATATTACTACACCTGAGCCTCCAGAACTACCATTACCTGCACCGCCTGAATTAGAATATCCTCCACCTCCACCACCGCCACCAGTATTTGTTGTAGCAGCTGATGGTGTAGAATTGCCATTAGCACCATTAGCACCACCTCCAGCACCTCCAGAACCAGCACTTGCTGGAGATGAGCTACCTTCAAGGTATCTACCACCGCCTCCACCACCTGCATAAGTAACTGAAGAACCTGAAATTGATGAAGCAGAACCTGCACCACCATTACCACTTGCATTACCAGTTGCTCCTACTGCTGAAGCACCACCACCACCACCACCACGAGTAGTGGATGAGTCACCGCCATTATTACCTTGTGAAGGGCTTGTGCTAGGTGTGTTTCCTGCACCTCCAGTTCCACTATTTTCACCACCACCACCACCTGAACCACCAGTTTTACCAATTCTATTTGGGGAAAGACCTGCACCGCCACCACCACCTGTAGATGTTACGGTTGTAATACCTGTGCCAGACACTACAGAGTCAGAACCACTAACACCACCATTACCAGTCGCACCTCCACCACCTACTGTTACAGTATATGTAGTTCCTACATTAATATAAACAGATGATGTTCTATATCCACCAGCACCTCCTCCACCTCCAACATTAGTGTGACCACCACCTCCGCCACCTGCAACTACTAAATAGTCTACAGAATAAGCACCTACTAAACTACCAGAGCTTGTAAATGTATGTATTGTGTTTCCACCTGATGATGTTACAGTTCCGCCTGTAAATACTTGTGAGCCAGCGTATGAGATGATAACTGTTCCAGAACCGCCTGCACCACCATTATTGTTTGGATTACCGCCACCGCCACCGCCACCTGTATTAGTTGTTCCTGAAGAACCAGTACCGCTACTAGAACCATTACCACCACCGCCTGTGCCACCTGTGCCTGCAGTTCCGCCATTTGACCCACCGCCACCACCACCAGCATAGGTTACACTTGAACCTGATATGGATGATGCAGAACCATTTCCACCGTTACCTCCAGCAGATGTAGATGTTGAATTAGCACCTATTGCTCCAGCACCACCTCCGCCACCACCTGCTTGAAAATTAGAAGAGCTAGTTCCTCCACCAGCATTTCCTTGACCACTTGTTCCAGAAGCACCTGATATTGCTCCAGTATTAGCATTTCCTGACCCACCGCCAGAACCGCCTGTAAAACCAGAATAATTAACAGAGCCAGAACCTCCACCTCCACCACCTATTGCAGTTTGTGTAGTTAGTCCCAATCCTGATAATACAGAGTCAGAACCAGATACACCTCTATATGGTGAACCAGCACCGCCTGCACCTCCACCTCCAACAGTAACTGTATAAGTTGCAGGATAATAAAGAGTTGTTGTAGAAGTTAAAAGACCACCTGCACCTCCACCGCCTCCTCTGTCAAAAGCACCACCACCTCCACCAGCCACTACTAAATAACTAGCTTCTACTGCTGTAGCAGGGACTAATGTACCTGAACCTGTGAATGTATGTATTTGGTTACCACCTGAAGTAGTAATTGTGCCACCTGTGAATTTGGGTGTAGCAGATGTGTAAGATATGATGACTATGCCTGAACCGCCTGTACCACCAGTATTTCCACTACCAGCACCACCACCGCCACCACCGCCTCTATTTGCAGTGCCTGATGAACCAGCAGTATTTGCAACTGCACCAGTACCACCGCCTCCAGAACCACCAGCATTTGCTGTTCCGCTTACGTTTCTACCGCTACCACCACCACCTGCGTATGTAACAGATGAACCTGATATTGAAGAAGCTAAACCAGCACCACCAGCACCAGCTTGTGAAGCAGTTGATGAACCTACGTCAGAACCTGCACCTCCAGCACCACCTCCACCTCCGCCTTGACCACCAGCAGGGTTTTGGTCACCACCACCACTACGATAACCAGCACCACCTTGATTACCTTGTCCAGATGTACCTGCTGCTCTAGTAGCACTATATGAATTTGCGTTTGTTGAACCACCACCACCTGAACCGCCTGAATTACCAGCTACACCATTTTGACTTGCATCAATTCCTTTACCACCACCACCACCTACAGCAGTAATTGTAGTAAAACCAGAACCTGTAATAGTTGAACTTGCACCATTAGTATTATATGCACCACCACCACCAACAGTAATTGTGTAAGTTGTAAGAGTAGACAATGTTGCTGTAGAGTCAAGCATACCCCCTGCACCACCACCGCCACCTGTACATCCAGTAGTAAAAGTATTATCTCCGCCTCCACCACCTCCTGCTACAGCAAGATAAGATATACCTACATTTGTGCTTTTAGAAGCTAATATGCCATAAGCTCTTGCTGCTTGTACTGCTAGTCTTGACAATAATGACATTGTTAATTCCTATTTGAATTGTGTTTGTGCTGCAAATACTGTAAATGTTGCTGAACCTGTCTTAACGATAGTGTAAGAGTAAGCGTCAATAGAAGAAGCATTACCTGAAGTCCATGCTGAACCACCTTGATATTTAGGTGTTACTGAAGAACCGTCAATAGTAACTGCATTATTGTAATAAGCTGTTGAACCTTGTGTTACTAAAAATACAACTGTAAGAGCTTCACCTGTTGACATGGCTGTATCTAAAGATGTTCCACTAGAACCTCTAAAGTTTACTGTCCAGTTAGCACTTGCATTGCTTGTATAGTAAAGAACTGACTGTGTAGTTACATCATAGTTAATAGTGCCTGTAGCTGCTGTTGCTGATACAGTTACACCTTCTAAAGCGTTTACAAATTTAGATGCAATAACAGATGATGAACCTGTGAATGTTTGTTTAGCAGTAAATGAAGTTGCAGTTGCTGGAGCTACATAAGTTGTGCCAGCAGTAAACGTAGTTAGACCTGTACCGCCTTGTGCAGCACTTAATGCAGTAGTTAAACCTGTAAGTGAAGTAATATCACTATTAGCACCACTAGCTGCAGCAGATAAATTTGATCTAGCTGTAGTAGCATTGGCTGCACCAGTACCACCTGCTGTTAATGGTATAGTGTCACCACTTGCACCAGACTGTAAGTCTTTAACTTGTGCCATTAATGCACGAATGGCATTGTTTATGCCAGATGGTGCACATCCTTCATCAATGTTAATGTTTGCTATGTCTGTATTTAACGCAGCACCAGCACTCGTTGATGAGTATTCTGAAATTTTTGTCTTTGCCATTTGTTTTCCTTAATTATCCTTGTTGAAGCCATGTGTTACTACTAGAAGAAGTATCTGTCCAAGTATTTGAGCCTACTGACACATCACTCCATGATTCTGAACCTGCACTTACAGTTGTCCAAGTTTCACTACCTGCTGACGCAGTTGTCCATGTTTCTGAACCTGCTGCAGAAGTATTCCACTCTTCACCTAATCTTGTGCCATTAGCAATGATTGTTGCCAATGCTGAAATACTACCTATGCCAAACCAAATAGAGATTGGATTAGCTGATACTATAGCTTCTGCTGTAATATAGGCTTCACCAGCATATTCCATACCGCCAATACCTGTGACTGTAGCATTTCCTGTTATATCTGCTTCACTTGTTCTTACTCTTATAGCGTCTGAAGCAACTGTTGTGCTAGAGGTGATTGATCCTTCACTTAATCTATAGCGAATACCATCACTTTCAACTAAAGCATTACCAGTAATTGTTCCAGATGACTCATAAATAGCTATAGGGCTTGCAGAAACGCTTGCTAACGCATTTACTTCACCATTACCTACTAACACTCTTACTGCACTTGCAGAAACGTCTGTAGAGCTTATAATATCTGCTGAGCTTTGTGTAATTCTTGTAACATTTAACTCTACTTGAGCATTACCTGTGATAACTGCTTCACCAATTGATGTTTTTATACCACTAGAAACAACTGTAGCGTCTGCTGTGATACTTGCTTCACCAGTTCTTAACCTGTTTGCGTCTACAATGACTTCAGTACTAGAAGCTATAATTGCATCTGCTAAATTTATACAAGCACCAGATGTCCATAGTGCATCATCTAGTGATAAGGCAAGACTATCTAGGCTACCAAATTCATCTAGCTGGTCTAGTGTCCATGAACCACAGACTTTACCATCATAAAATGTATTATCTAAACTATAGGGTACACTTTCAAGGCTACCATATACGTCTAGTTCTTCTAGAGTTAATGGTACAGGCATATTAAGCCAATGTTACAGAAAGGCTACCAGATGCGATTTTAAATATATCGCCAGTATCAATAGTTTTAGAAGTTGTTAGTGGTGTATGGTATAAAAGGTTACCAGTTGTTAAAGCATCATAGATACCAATGTGTGTAACTGTACCCCATGAACCAGTTGCTTGATCAAAAGTAACATCTGCAGTAGTAACTGAAGCACCATTAGAAGGTGCACCAAACGTAGCTGCTTTTCTTGCATATGAACTACCAGATAATTCTGTACCACTACCTGCATCTGTTGGATCAGATGTAAATAATGCTACATAAACTGTTGCTGGTGATGTATATGTTGTATTGCGTAGAGTTGCATTTATAAGTGCGTTCTCTAAATAGTTACTCATTTCTGCCATGATATTTTCCTATGCTATTGATATTGATAAAGGACTGCTTGCGAACTCACCAGACTCGTCTGAAGATGATAAAGATGTGATACCTCTATCGTATAAGGCAGCCCAAGTTTGTATTCTTTCGTCATTTAATAAGTATGGTTCTGCTTCACCTAGTGCACCATAAAGAATTAGATCTGGGCAGTTGGCCAAGAATACATTAGATGATACAGATGAACTTAATTCTGGAGGTGATGCGTAATACAGCATAGATAATGTGTAAGCACTATCTGGAATAGGTGCAAATGTAAATTCTGATGCTAGTACTGTGTATTTTGTAGGTACACCAGATTCTGTTGTTCTGCCATTTTTATAAAAATTACTAGGGCTTAAGTATTCTATAGCACTAACTGGATTAGTAGATAAATGTATATCTCTCATCGCTAGAAAGTCACTAGGTAATGCAACTGTAGAATCACCTGCAACCATTGGAGTTGTTACAACCTTAAGCATTTGTCTGATACGCAAATCTCTTTTCAGTCTTTTTTCTGCTAGTGAAATAAAGTCTGGTATCTGTGTTGTCAGATCTGTACGAGCCAAGTAATCAGCTACAGATGCTTTTAGTTCTGTGTATGTTGTAAATGCCATTATACTGTGCCTTCTCGTGTGCGAAACACTTTGTTATCTGGGTCATTAAGAAATCTTCTAAAGCCTTTTTGGTCTATGACATGAAAGCCACGCATAATACCTTTTTTGTTTAATTCGTCAAAGACAGTCATAGGAATACTTGCTATCTTGTTGTCAAATATATCATCACCCCAACGAGTGTGTTTATCTGTATATTTACGTTGATTGTTATTGTCCTCAATAATATCTGTAATGTCTTGTCTAGTTTCAACCACTAAACCACTATCAGTATCATGAACAACGTTTGTTCTAAATGTTATAGGTTTCATTTATATCCTTAGGTAGAAGAGGCCTACCACAAACGATAGGCCTAATCTAATTACAACTACTCTGCTAAGTCAGCAATAATTGCGTGAGCAGCTTGGTTCTTAACTTCTAATGTATATTCTACTAAAAGTTGAGTTACATCTGCGTCACCAGATTTAGCCAATTCATTTGTTTGGAATGGGCGTAAATATGCAACTGCTGCGTACTCTGGATCAAGAACAAATGCTTGTTCACC